CGCTATTTGTATAATTACTTAAATTATTAAACTCGTTTTGCTCATCCGGCGTTAAACTGCCGCCGTTCAGGTCCATTTTATCCCTTAATTCGCCAAGACGTTTATTTGCGTATTCAAATTCAGGGCTGCCTATTACACTACGGTTTCCGCTGCTCCTGTTGCTACCGCCACGGTTGCCAAGCATATAATTGGAAATCTGGCTATCATTCCAGCCCATACGCTTTAACTGCTCAACGGTATAATTGTTTTCCCATATCTGCCTGTCGCGGGCAATCTGGTCGCGTGCCTTGGCAAGTTTTATCTCATTGTTCAAGCTGTTATCTTGTCCGGCAATCTGCGAATTAACCTCATATTCATCACGCGGGCTGATAACATCTCTTGCCAGCATTGTAGCAAGTTCTTTGTTGCTTTTTGATAATCTGCCTATAAGCTGATAAGCGCGTGGGTCATAACCGGCGCTTAAATCTAAGTTGCCCAGCATTGCCAAAGCGTCCTGCGTATCAAGGTCTTTATTTCTCTGCTCCAATGCCTGTGCCTGCGGTAACATTGCAGCCATTGCAGCGTCAATCTGTTCCGGAGTTCTGCCCTGACTAATAAGTTTTGCTGTTTCATTTGCCTGCCATTGGTTAATGTCAAAGTTTCTTAACCTGTCTGCCGCCTGCGCGTCAGCAAGTGCACTAATGGCTGCACGGTTATCTGTTTCATAAGCGCGTGCGTCGCCAACGCCAAAATTATACGCAGGCTGCCCGGCAAAGTTTGCTGCATTACCGGCGCTATATAAACCATCTGCTGGTGCTTCCGGAAGTGTCTGTGCAGCAGGGTTGGCGTTATACCCGGCGCCGCTTTTCAATGCATTATCTAAATATTGATTTAACTGGTTATAATCTTCTTCCATAGTCGGCAGCTGGCTCAGCACTGCACTTTGTGCATTATCTCTTTCTGCCTGCGTTGGGCCTAAAGAGTTTTGAAGTTCCTGCACGCTTTTTTCTACGCCGCGCTGGTCATATTGCCGGTTATAACCTTGTGCCAATAGATAACCAAGCCCAAACCATGGGTCATTTTGGTTAATCCTTGCCAACTGGTTTATAGGTATTCTTTCATACGGGTCTTGTGTACGGTAATTGGGCATTTATTTCACCTCACCATTCGTCCGTTGCACCTTTGGCTACAAAGCCGTTTGCATAATATGCTTCGCCGCTGGCAAGTTTCAGGTCATATACCTTACGCTCGCCGCTGTAAACTATGCCGCGTACCCTACCGGCGTTTTTAAGTTCCGTACCTATGCGAAGCATAGACACCTCTTTATAATCACCATCAGCAGTCAAAAGTGGTTGCGTAAGCGTGGTGCTTACATAGTTTTTCTTGCCTTTTGCGGCGTCACAAACAACTACATAAACATCGCTGTATACCGGCACAAGTGCATCGTAAACTTCGGTTTCCTTGTCGTCGCCGTCCTCGCTGTACGCCATAACTTTGTCGCCCGGTTTAATATGGCGGATATATTTTTCGCCGTCCGGGGTCTTAACTTTCGTGTCCTCACTAAAGCAAGCTGTACCAAATAAACCAGCATTACCGGCAAGGCCAGTTAAAATACCGCCAAACAGTCCACCGCCGCCGCTCGTGCTCTGCGTGCTGGTGGTTGTACCCTTATTGCCAATCGCAGAAAGCGCACTGTTCGACGCACCGCCGAGGCCCAGGGACATATTCCAAGCATTAATTGCCGGATTTTGCGCTGCCTCCTGCGCCGCCGCGCTGTTGGCAATGTTCTGCCCGGCAAGCGTTGCCTGCTGTCCGTATAAGCCGTTCAAGGTGCTGATGTTGTTAAGATACTGCTGCGCCATAGTGTCGCTTACGTTCTTGCTAATGTCGTTCATTGCTTGATTTGTTACGCTGCTCGACAAAACACCACGCCCAGACAAACTGCTTAAAGCATTACCCATTGTATTTTCTACGCCGCTGCTAATAGCGTCGGTCATATTTTGCACATAACCGTCCGGCAACTTGCCCTGCGTCAAATCTGCAACACCCTGCTGCGCAGCTTGTGTTTGCTGTTGTGCCTGTTCCAGTAAGGTTTTGTAATCTACCTGCGTGTCGCCAAGGCTTTGGAAAAACAAATTGGCGGCACTGTCGTTTAACTTCTGCGCATTAGGCATAACATATTCCGCATAGTCTGCCGACAAGCCCATCAGCTTACGTTCTTCTGCTGTTGGCTGGTAACTTTGCACGGTAGTATTGCTGCCGCCACCTTTTTTGTGTAGCTGTAAAATCAGCTCAAACATTCTTTCAGCACCTCATCTTCCCTTAAAAATTCTTCAATGGTTGCTGCCGCTTTGCGCTGGCAGTAATGTGTTACCCAGTATTCCGGCAGGCCATTTTCCTGCACATCCTTATGGGTAATCATCACGGCCCTGCCGGTACTGTCTTGGCACAAAAAACGGCACTGCCCATCTTTACACTGTTCATCCAAAATTTCCCAACCAAAGCCTCTAATATACGGCCTTATTGGACGAGTGCAAATAGTACAAACAGCGTCCAGCCCCATTGGCACCGCAAAAGTCAGCTCTGCGTAGTCGCGCCAAAACTTACCGTCGCCGCATACTTGGTACACAACCATTAGCCGCGTTTTTAAATCTGGTTTCATACTTGCAAACCCGCGCTCTGCCATATAAAAAAGACGATAACCATTTGGCACTCCAAAGTTATCGCCTGTTTTTTCTTCGTAAATTTTAATCCATTCTTTTAAACTATGTGCTTTCGGCATTATAATGCACCTGCTTCCTTAAAAGCTTTAAACAGTTTGGGAGCCTGCAAAGCAATCCAGTCTACCAATTCCTCGTTTTGCGCCCATTCGCTGTTTACCGCAAGTCCGCTTTCGTGCAAAAATGCGTGTATCATTTCATGCCTTATGATTCCTTTAATGCTTTCTTCTATATTGGTTACGTTACGCGGGTCCTCTTTTTCCCTCGGTACATCGCGCACATACAATTCTTTTGAAAATGGTTCAGCATACCCACCTGCATTTATAGCGTCCAGCTTCGGGCACTCATCGCCAGTTTTCAAGTATACGGTATATTCTGTTCCTAAAATATTTACTTTAAATTCTTTTTCGGGCATGTTTATGTACCTCACAGCTCCGCCATATCCAAATATATATGGCCTAATTCAAATCTCGTATTGCTTTCGACTGTAACATCAACCGCGTCACAGCTATGGTTGCAACGTACCTTGCGCCTGCTGTTGGCTGGCATTGTTACATTAAGCCTGTCGCCAATTTTAAAACTTACGTTCCCGGCATGGTCACTGGTAAATTTTGTGTCTATGGCTTTTACAAGCATTTCATCACTGCCTAAAACTTGACGCGGTTTTATCAAATAATCTATTGGTTCACCGTCGTCGGTCGTTGCTTCTTCTGTCCAACGGTAAATTTTGTTGCCTGCTGCTATAAAAAGGTCGTCTTTTGTTTCAAGGATATAGTTTACATCTACCCCGAAACGTAAAACCGTAGCCGCCCCCAGCCCATAGTTATATGCAACAAAATATTTCTTGTCTGCCGTTGGGCGTATTAAAAGCATTTTATGGCGGCGCAAATTATACATTTCCGGCTCATACATATTGTTCGTTAAAAGCCTGTTGAATTTATCTCCGATGTCATTAGCAGCAATGTTGCCATAATCCTGTGTTGCTGATAAAGTCTTTAAACCGCGCAAGGATAAAAACACAATTTGATTGCCGATATTTGTTGCCGCCATGCCCGGTGTGAAGTCGCCAGTCAGGTCAGTAAAGTTGGCCACGTTGTAAACAACCCATGTATCGACGCTTTTATCACCCATAAACTGATAAGCCGTACCGTTGGATTTGAAAACGATAATATCTGTTGCAAGCGGCACAATATCAGTAATATCGCCGCTATCGTCGCTGCCAATGTCCAGCCACAAACTCATCGAAGTGTCGTTGGTGTTCTCCACCCACGCTTGGTCGCTCGAAGCGTCGCCTACCGCGCTGTAAGTAATTCTGTCGCTGCCGCTGCGCGTAACCATCAGCCGCCCCCAACGGTAAAACAGGTTGTCGCATACCGGCGCGTCAGTAATCATTTGCAGCTTTGTTTCAAGTACCCCATAGTCATAAAATTGCAAATGTTCGCCGCTTGCCACAAACAGCTTGTCCTTAAACTTACAGCATTTCGGCTTTTTCGTGCCTGTTACTTTATCCAAATAACTGCGGCTTGTTTCTGTATCGCCTAAGACAACTACATAACAATCGCGGTTTTCCAAAAACACAAACACTTGGTTCGTGTCAATATCGTAAAACAGTGCGTTAATATTGTTGTCAAACTGGCTTATTTGCGCAAGGCCTCCGCGGCCGCACAAACGATAACTGTCTTTTTCATAAATAAAATTTTCGCACTCCTGCATTTCGTTTTCTGCAATCTGGTCCGGCGGCACCGCTACATTAATACCACCAGACAGCGGCGCAAAAGCGACTTTCTGCACTTGATGTTTATTGCTTCTAAGCACCTTATCACCTGCCTGTTAAAATATTTTAGCTCCAACCTGTCTAAATTAAAGGCAGGTATTTTTAATTTGGTTACTAACTGTAATCAAAGTAAAAATTTTGGAGTGTGATGTAATTTATGAAAATCAAAAAATTGCCCAACGGCTTTGGGAGCATTGTCTACCTTGGCGCAAACCGCCGCAAACCGTGGGCGGCCCGCAAAAGCATTAATGGCAAGTACAAATACCTCGGCTACTTCAAAACCTACGAGGACGCTTTTATATTTCTTCTGAAATACAATAAAAAGCAAGGCTTGACCAGTTTTGCCGAGGAACTTACATTTGCCGAAGTTTATAAACTTGAAATGGAAGAACACAGCCCCAAAATAGATGCCGACACTGTAAACGGCTACCGCACCAGCTTTAATTACTGTGCTGTTCTACATGATAAACCGTTTTGCCAGCTTACAATTTTTGACTTACAGGGCGTTATCCGCGCACTGTCAAAACGCGGCATCGGTCAGCCATCTCAAAAGAAAGTGCGCCAGCTTTTCCATAACATGTATAAATTTGCCATTAAATACGGAATTGTCCGCATTACCGACGACATCAGCCGCTTTGTTGATATAGATAAGCACAAGCCTAAATACATCAAAAAGCCTTTTAATATGCGCCAGCTCAATCGAGTTCGCAAAATTGCCGATGATAACACTCACCCGCTCTCTGACTGGGCCAAAACTGTCGTTATGATGTGTTATGCTGGCACAAGACCGGGCGAGTTTTTGGCAATCAAAAAGGCTGATGTCAAAATGCGCTCTCGCTTTTTTATGGTGCGCGATAGTAAAACTTCCGCCGGTCAAAACCGTATGGTTCCAATTTCTAAAAAAACACTTGCTTATTTTGACCACTGGCTTGCTACGCCCGGCAAAACTCTTATTGCCGATGAAGAAGGTAAGCCATATACCTACAAGCGTTTCCTTAATTCTTTCAAAAAAACAATGGCAGAAACACGCTGCGTTCACAAGCCTCACGAATGCCGCCATACCTGCGCGACATGGCTTGACGATAAAGGCGCAAACAAGCTGTCCATCAAAAGAATTTTAGGCCATGCTTCGCAAGATGTTACCGACGGAGTGTACACTCACAAAGACTTGCGCCAACTCAAAAAAGCTATTGACATGTTGTGATGTGTAACTATTTTGTAACTAATTGATTTTCTATAATGCCGTTAACCCCAGTCAGGAAGCGGCTTTTCGTGTAACTGTTTTGTAACTGCTTTTAAAATTATCCCAAAACAGCGCCCGAGCCAGTTATTATGCGGTTTCCGGCGGTAAGTAAGGTTTTAATTCTTCTGCCGAAGGGCAGTTTATAATTTTAACCTTAACTTTTTCAAATCCGGCGTAAGCCGCATACTGCTGCTGTTTGGCAACTGTTCCTGCTTCCATCATCTGATTTCGTGTTACTTGCAAAAACGACTTTTGCGTCAGGTCATTTATATTCGTGTAGACTCTGTACATAGTAACATCATCTTCCATCAGCGTCAGGGCAACCTGCCAGTTGTTTTGGTCCTCCGGCCCAGCGTCAAAACCATAGCCACTGCCATCGTTAATCCAAGCGATAGCGTGTTTCTGTGCTTCGTAAAGCTGGTACTGATAATTCAGCGCCTGCTCTTTAAGTTCGTCCAGCGTCGGCGGCACATATTCGCGTTCTTCTTTGGCTGCGATAAATGCCGCAATGCCATTGATATTATCTTCAAACTGGCTGTCCGGGTAACTTAAAAAGTCATCTCCAACAACACAGCATTTTTGCTGGTCGTCGTAGATGACTTTGGTAAGAGTAATTGTTTCGTTGTCTTTTTGATAACTCAGGCTGCCACCGTCCTGCACAAAGTTTTCGCAGGTGTCGGTGTACTGCTGATTTTCATTTATAATCAAAACTTGGTTATTTAAAATTTGAAAACACTTCATGTATCTTCTCCTTTCAAAATCTGTCGATGAAATGCCAAGCCATACGCATAAAATCACAGCTTCGTCCGCTTCCGCAGGTGCGCATACGCATGATTGGTACAGCGGCACTTATGGCTCGTCGCAGTACAGTACATCGGCTGATGCCTCTGGTACTGGTGCAGAAAACCACAAACACATTACCAAGTCGGCAGGCAGCCACAACCATACTATTGCAGCTACCGCTGCTAATGTCGGTGGTGGTTCTGCTCATCAGAATATGCCGCCATACCTTACGGTGTATATGTTTAAGCGTACCGCCTGACTGTCGATGAAATGCCCAGCCACAACCATAGCGGAACAGCAAGCACAACTAACATTTACGGTACATTTCATCAGCGTGGGCAAGTATTTGCACCTACTGGTTGCTTTAGTTATGAAACCTATGGTACTGGCGCAAGGCAAGATGTTTCAGGTTATCGAGTAATATTAAACGCCAATGTTTTGCCTTCGCTTACCGTTGCAAATAAAGGCGGTAGTGCAGCGCATAATAACATACAACCTTTTATCAGCGTTTATATCTGGAAACGTGTCAGCTAATCCTTTCCCAGATATAGCAAACTAAATATGGCTGTATGATGTTGTGAGCTTGCCCGCCACCAGTATTTGCGATAGTAGAAGTATTTGAGTGGCTTCCTGCCGATTGTACTGGTTCAGATTTTATTTGAATATCATTGCTTCTACCTTTGTGAACAGCACCGTTATATTCGCCCCAAGAATCGCCTAACGAGGAACTTAACGCAATATTGTGTTTATGCCCGCCAGTGTTGCTTACAGAAGCTGTATGTTTGTGGGCGGGCATTTCATCGACAGTTATGCTGTGCGCTTCCAGATGTAAACGCTAATGTACGGTGGAAGGTTATTGTGCGCAGCGTTGTTGCCTTTATTAGAAACGGTTACGGTATGGCTGTGAGAACCAGCGGACTGCGGAGAGTTGATGTATAAACTACTGCCAGCATCGCCACCCTCTGCCCCAAACTGATACGTTGCAGAAGTTGTGCCGAAATTTGCGAAATGAGCAGTTTTAGCGCCTACAATGACATAACCTTTGGGTGTTACAGAAACACTGTTTGTAGAGGCGCTGTGGTTGTGCTGTGGCATCTCATCGACAGTCAGGCGGTACGCTTAAACATATACACCGTAAGGTATGGCGGCA